AGCTTGTACGAAGGTAGATCCACCACCTAACCTTAAATCACCTGCTGTGTTTGTAGCAGTCGGAAAAAAATCTACTGGATTTTCTTGTGAAGAAAAACGTATCAACAAAGGATCTTGTACTCCATTTCCTTGTGTAGCAGACGAGTTTGCACCTAATCCATCACAACCAAACACGATAACATGTCGGTCTTGGTCTGATACAAGAACTTGTTTAGCTATCGTAGGTACACTTGTTTCTCCAGAATATGTACTTGTTGCACTAAGTTCTACGGCTCTGTTACCTAATCCATCTGTCTTATCCCAGTAAAACAATCCGCCATCTCTTGGATTTATAATTATGTCTTCACCAAAATTATCATGTGACCATAATCTAATCTGTGCTCCAGGAACCGTGACACTTGCTGCATTACCCCAACCAACAAAGTCATTAGCAGAGTCTGCATTACCAACTGCTAATCTTACAAGTGTATTATCTGCATGTGTAGCTGCATCCGTGCCACTCGCACCTCTGGTTGATGGACCTCCACCAGTTCCTAAAGTGTTAGTGCTTATTGTACCAACAGTAATTAGTTCTTCTTCTATTAATATCAAATCACCAGCCGTGATCCCTGTTGCACTGTCCACATCTATTGCAGTCTCACTTGCATCCAAGGCTTCATTAAGTTGTGTTGCCAAAGCACCAGATGTTGTACCACTCCACTGACCAGCACCCCAACCAGTTCCACCAACTGTATTGTCTAATCCAACATTTATTTGATACGTACCCACAACACTACTACCACCATTACCAGTGTCAGAAGAGTTGGCTGCAACGCTTGATGTTATTTCATAAGCATTAGAACTTATCAGTCTTGTTATCTGAAACTCTGCATTAAGTATTGTCGCTGTTATTGTGCCACCTAAACTTGATGCACCAGAAAAGGTCACAAAGTCTTTTTCATTTGCACCATGTGCTGGATCTGTAACAGTTATAGTTGTAGATCCATTTGTAGCTGCAAAAGTCACATCACCTGCACTTGTTATCTGTCTAATTGGAGTGATATCATTAAATGTTTGACCCTCTTCTATATAGTATTTTAAATGTGTGCCAATACCCATGAAGTCAGAGCCATCAAGAGCTACCCAGTTATGCAGTCTTCTAGCACTACCTAGATACTGATTAGGACTGTATTTTTCCCAACCACCAAACTTTTCTGGAAAACCAAAACGAAACCTTACTTTGTCACCATCAACAAAGCCACCCTCATTACTGTAAGATGTAATGTCAGAAACGATACCAGGTTTAAATTTTAAAGCTGTCATGGGCATTAGAACGCACTCACTGATTTAGTTCCAGTATAGGCATCTTCATTAACAGTGCCAGTACCATCGTTTATTTCTTTCAAGGCAAAAGGTCTGCTACTACCATCACTACCAGATATAGTACCAGTTAGACTAAAAGACCCATCTGTTGAATCTCTGTTTACAGTGTTAGTAGCACCAGCAGAAACTGTAGCATTAAAAGGATCGTCTCCAGTTAAAACACAAGATATTGCTAGATTGTTCGTGAATATAAATCGTCTACCTGCTGTTGGACCTACAACATCTACGTTTTTAATTTGGTTAAATGCTCCACGACCACCCACAATTCTAACAACGGCTTTACCTGTATTTGAATCTATAAACATTTCTATTGCAAAAGTACCAGTGTTACCATTGTTAACTCCTATCAAAGCACTATTCCATCTCATAAAACGATAAGTATCACCTGCATGAGAATGAGTTGTGTTCGTATCTGGTTGACTTGCTGAAACACCATCAAATGTACTTGGACCACTAGGACCTACAATAGCACCACTTATAGGTGTGCCATCTTCTAAAAAAGCATGAGTAAAAGACATAGCAAAGTCTGATCTATTTATATTGGTAAGACCTACACCACCAAAAAGAGTTGCGTAACCTGTAGTATAATATGTTTCATTAACTAAGCCAGTGGTGTTAGATGAATCTTGTGGTCTTCTAATGGTTGTATTTCCATCTCCAAATGTAACACCACTACCAGCACTTCTATTATCATCAACTAATGCAGTATCAAAAGTATGTGTATCAGTCTGTACAACAACTGTAGAATTATCTGCCTCACTTATTGTAGTTGTTCCAGAGTTACTTGTTGAACTTTGTGATGATGTAAAAGTCTTTAATGTTGACTGCACATTACCACTGCCTTTAAGTTCTAGTGTTGTACTAGAATTAGTTGTTAAAGGTGAACCAGATGAGTTTGTAATATTATTGCCGTTTGTATCAAGTATAATTTTTTTATGTGCAGAGTTATTATCTAAACTTAAATTCCCAGATATGTTGTCTGATAATCTGAAAAACTGTATTGGAAGTTTTGTCTTATCACCAGCCTTAGTATTCAAACTACCACTTGAGCTTACATCAGTAAATCCTACATTTGATATTAATGGTATTGCCATTTATCACCTAATATTTAATTGATTCTACAAAAGTAAATATAGATCCATTTTGATTTATTGCTATTGCAAAAGATGCCGAACTACCAAGACTTACACCTTGTGAATTAGATGGATAACTAATTGTTAATGTGTTAGATGAACTTGTTTTATCCACAATTATATACTGACCTATTGCTAAACTGCCTATTGCTAATGTTAATGCTACGTTATTACTTGATGTATCTACTTTCTGATATATTGATTGAGCAGAGCCAGGTGTAAGTGTATGCGAAGATGCAGTTATTGCACTTGGCACTGATACAAGATTAGCATTGAAGTATGTAGAAAAGGTAGCAGCAGTAGTCTGTCTCATTGTGCCACCATCGTTAGTTACGATACCATCACCTGCGGCAACTGCTGTTGTTCCAGCACTTGTGTCTCCATCAACAATATTTAGTTCTGTTGCTGTGGATGTTACAGCAGTGCCACTCAACCTAAGACCATTTACATCCATATTCTGCATTAAATCTACGACTGACGCACCAGATCCCGAACCATCGGCAAAAATAATTTTTTTAGATCCTGAAACAATCGTAACATTTGAACCAGATCCTTGAGTAAATGTGGCACTTTGAGACGTATTGTTGTGAACAACATAAACTTTATCTTGATCGTTAGGAGATATAGTTATTGTGTTTGTCCCAGATGGAGATCCACCTAAAACAAGAACTTTGAAACCACCTTCTGATAATGTGCCATCACTAGTTGTTAAAGTATGTGTTGTGCCAGATAAGGTTATCGCACCTACACCATTAATGGCTCTGTCTATTATATCAAGGTTATTGTTGGTGGTTGTACCCCATGTACCAGCTTGTTCACCAGCACCTATCTTCTCAACCCCTAGATTTGATGTATATGTACTTGCCATTTTAACCTCACGCTTCTATTTCTGTCCAAGTCTCTGCACCTGATGGTGTTATTTCTGTCCATGTTTCAGTGCCACTTGGTGTGACTTCTGTGTACGTTTCTGTTGTTGCATCTGTTGTTACTGCTACATACAGTATATCTCCAGATGTTGTTTTTGTAAAACTCAATTCTTGCGTAGATGTGCCTAGAGCAATTTCTATTGCTGCACTAGTTAAACTAAATGTAAATGCAGAAGATTGCGTTGCCTCATTTACAAGTTTGATATTTGTTGTTGTCTGAACAAAGTTCGAGCTTATATCTGCATTTGCACCAGCCGTTATATAAATACCATTTGAGCTTTGTGTAAAGTTTCCATCCATACTGGCTATACCAGCTAAGATACCAACACCAACTGATGATTTAGATGATATACCACTCATAGTGGCACTATCAAAAAATAAGATGCCTTGATTTGCTATTGAGTGTTCAGCAAATGTAGACGCACCCAACATTAATCAGCATCCTCTATCTTGTTGCCTTCCTTGACCCACTCAAGGATTGCTTGGTAGTGTCTGTTGTCAGGGTCTAGTGGCACTTGCATTGTCTGACCATCTATT